AATTAGTTGGTAGTCTTTGCGTGTCATTCTTTGTTTCTCCCTCTTAGGTTAATTCAGGCGGTTACCTGATAAGAGAAATTTATACGGGTGTCTACCGTATGTCAAGCCATAACAAGGATTATTTGGTCACAGTTTGATAACGTTTAGCTGGGTGTCGGCTGTGTGAATCCTGAGAATGAAACGGGTGAATGGTTGAATGTTCAACTACTTTTGCGGGCGTTGTTACTCGTCGGTAACTTAGGGCGACGGGCTGGGTCGGTGGAAAGTAGATGTTTAATTCCTTGGATGGGTTGTTGTTGTTGCCAGTCGGTCACCGATACGGGGGCGCGAAACCTTGCCGAAAGGTGAGCGAGCCCTCTCATTGGAGATAGCGGTACGGTACGGGCAAGGCAGACGGTACGCCCGCCAAAAGACGACCCGCAGCGAAAACAAGACCCCTAGGTGTTAAGTTATGTACCGTAGTACTGTATGTACCCACTACAGATATATTTCCTAAAGTGAACCAGATCACTTACTAATGTCCTATTTTGTACCGTATTTATAGTGACGTTAGTCACATTATTAAAATACTTTATACCATAGGCAGGAAATGAAGTTTTTTTTCTGCCTTATATACAGTAGGGGCGGTAATTGTGATAGCCCCGTACCGACTCGCTACGGTTACCCTACGCGAGTCCCTAGGACGAGCCCTGACTTACCCCTCGCTACGCTGTAGCTTGCTCGGGAGCTTACGGTAACTGATGTCGTGCCAAGCACGACTTTTAATCGGGTGTAGTCTACCTATAACCCAATGAGATACTGGAGATCCAATGGCTGAGAACTCAGCAGATATAGCAAAGCGAATCATCTTAGGATGTGTAGCTGAGGGTATGACCATTGAACAAGCCTGCCTATCGGCAGGTAAGTCTATGAAGACATACGAGTACTACCGACGTACTGACAAGATCTTTACAGACAAGATTGACCGAACCCGCCTAGGACTAAAGGATAAAGCCTTTGCCTCTGGCGATGTCCACGACATTTCATTTGCCGAGTTTCGCCAACGCTTTCTTAACTCTAAGACCTTCCCCCACCAGCAAAACCTTGTCGATATGATCGAAGGCAAGGAACCTTCCTGGCTACACCCATCGATGAAGTTTGAATCAGGGCTGGCTAACAACCGTATCCTTATTAACATCCCGCCCAACCACGCCAAGTCCATCACAATCACGGTGGACTACGTAACCTGGCAGGTAGCCCGTAATCCTAACTTTAGAGTGCTGATAGTCTCACAGACCCAGCAACTTGCAGCCGACTTTCTCTACGCCATCAAGCAGCGTTTGACTCACCCAATGTATGAGAACCTTCAAAATGCTTATGCTGCTGGCGTAGGGTTTAACTCTAAGTCTGCCTCCTGGCAGGCTACCCGCATCACCTTTGGTGATGAGCTTCGTGAGTCCTCTGAAAAGGACCCAAACATTGAGGCTGTCGGTATCGGCGGTCAGATCTACGGTAAACGTGCCGATATGATTATTGTAGATGACGCGGTTACTCTGAAAAACGCCAATGAGTTTGAACGCCAGATCAAGTGGCTGACACAGGACGTACGTTCTCGTCTGAACCCTACTGGTAAATTGATTATCATTGGTACCCGCGTTGCAGCAGTTGACCTCTATAGAGAGCTGCGTAACCCAGATCGATACCCAGGTGGACTCGTGCCTTGGAAGTATCTGGCAATGCCAGCCCTATTGACAACGGACGAAGACCCTGACAAGTGGGAAACCCTCTGGCCTGCAAGTGATGCCCCATTCGATGGGCAAGAAGAATCAGATTTGAATGAGGATGGACTATATCCAAGGTGGAATGGTCGCAACCTCTACAACGAACGTCAAGCTATGGATGCCTCTACGTGGGCGCTTGTCTACCAACAACAAGATATCTCAGATGATGCCATCTTTGATCCAGTATGTGTGCGAGGTTCTATAGATGGAATGCGTAAAGCTGGTCGCTTGGTTCCTGGTCACCCAGGCCATCCGCGTGATGTTAATGGCTTTTCTTTTATTTGTGGTCTTGATCCCGCTATGGTTGGTGATACAGCCGCCGTTTGTTACGCTGTTGATCGCGTTACACATAAACGTTATATCGTGGATGCTATTAAAATCACTAGGCCAACGCCTGCTCAAATACGTCAACTAATCTTTGACTGGACTTCACTCTATAGTCCTAGTGAATGGATCGTGGAGAAGAACGCCTTCCAGTCTTTCTTAACTCAGGATGAAGGTATCCGTGCAAACTTGGCCTCTCGAGGAGTGTTACTGCGGGAACACCATACAGGCAACAACAAGTGGGACTCAGGCTTTGGTGTTGCATCAATGTCAACTTTGTTTGGCACCAAACAACACGACGGAAAGCACCACCGCGACAACCTTATTCATATGCCTAGTGACCAAACTGAAAACATTAAGGCGATGATTGAGCAATTGATTACCTGGTCACCAACGACCAAGGGTAAGACCGATATGGTAATGGCTCTGTGGTTCTGTGAGATCCGCGCACGTGAAATGCTCAACCAAGGTATCCACGCTACCCACCATATGAAAAATCCTTTCCTGTCTCGTTACGAACAGGGCAAGCGAATGGTCATTAACATTGATGAACTACTCGCAGAAAAAGATCGTACATTCATCTAAGGAGATAAAATGCCAGGAGCAATGAAGAAGCCAGTAGCAAAAGGATCAGTTGCAAAGACTTTTGATGTTAAGAAGTTAGTACCAAAGATGACTCCACAAGATGCAGCAATGCTAAAGATTCTCAAGAAGAAATACGGCAACGACGTATACAAGAAGTAAGGAACCCCATTGTTATCAACTAAAGAGGTTGCAGCCAAAGTAGCACGTCTACAAACACGCTACGCTGCACGTGACCAAAGAATGCGCGATGTGCTCTCTGTACGTCAAGGTGATATCTCCAAGGTATACCCTGCGATGTTTTCAGAGGAATACCCAAAGCCCTTAGTTGCTAACTTCGTAGATGTAGCAGCACGTGACTTAGCAGAGGTAATGTCACCTCTACCATCATTTAACTGTGCAGCTACCAATATGGTTTCAGACTCAGCTCGCAAAGCTGCAGATACTCGCACCCGTATTGCTAACTACTACGTCTCATCTTCTGATCTTCAGATTCAAATGTACACAGGTGCTGACTGGTTCAACACCTACGGTATGCTCCCAGCAATTGTTGAGATGGACTATGAAACCAATAATCCGAGAATACGTCTGCTTAATCCTTTTGGTACTTATCCTGAAATTGATAGATTTGGTCGTACCCTCTCGATCTCGCAGATAATTGCAACCGATGCTGAATCACTTGCAATGCAGTACCCAGAGTTCTATGACCAGATTATGCCAAAGAATGTTTATTCACCTGGCTCACCGTATGTATCTTTGATTCGCTACCACGACAAAGATCAGGACTTAATCTTTATCCCAGAGCGTAAGAACCTAGTTCTATCTAATACACCTAACCCAGTAGGCAAGTGCCTAGCAGGTGTAGCAATGCGTTCATCTATTGATGGCGAAGCACGTGGACAGTTTGATGATGTTCTATCAGTACAACTTGCTCGTGCTCGCTTTGCAGTATTGCAAATTCAAGCAGCAGAAAAATCTATCCAAGCACCTATTGCTATTCCACAAGATGTGCAAGAACTTGCATTGGGTCCTGATGCAATTATGCGTTCTGCTAACCCACAAGGTATTCGTCGCGTTCCGTTAGAACTACCTGCTGGTGTCTTTACAGAATCAGGTGTGCTAGAGCGTGAACTACGTACAGGTGCTCGCTACCCTGAGACTCGTTCAGGAAACATTGACGCATCTATCGTCACAGGTCGCGGCGTACAAGCATTACAGGCTGGCTTTGATACGCAGATTAAGGCAGCGCAAGCACAGTTTGCTCGTTTATTTATGGACTTAGTATCTCTATGTTTTGAAGTAGACGAGAAGATCTTTGGTAATATGACCAAGGAAATCAAGGGCGTTGATGACGGTACTCCATTCAATATGAAGTACATTCCATCACGACAGATTGCAGGTAACTACGGCGTAGATGTCCGTTACGGCATTATGTCTGGTATGGACCCAAACCGTGCAATCATCGCTCTACTACAAATGCGTTCAGACAAGCTCGTATCTCGTGACTATGTACGTCGTGAGATACCTATGGAGCTTAATGTGACGCAGGAGGAACAACGTGTTGATATTGAAGAGATGCGCGATTCTCTGCGGGTGGCTGTTGCTCAGTATGCTCAGGCCATCCCAGCGCTTGCAGCGCAAGGTCAAGACCCTAGTGAGATTATCTCCCGTCTTGCACAAGTTATCCAAGGCCGTCAAAAGGGTCTCCAGTTAGAAACAGTTATTGAAAAAGCATTTGCACCTAAAGAACAACCAGTAGCCCCAGAGATGCCTATGATGCCAGGGGGATTAGGAACTCCAGCAGCAGGTGCGGCCCCCGTAGGTGCCTCGCAGCCAACTCCAGAACAAGGCGGAGCGGCCCCTGCTGCTGGTCAAGAACAACGTCCAGATATAGCAACCCTGCTAGCTTCTATTAGCGGCGCAGCATAACCGAGGGAGGTGTAAAATGAACAAAGGATCACGTGCAGCAGCACCAATGGCTAAGCCAACTGAAGGCAGAAAAGATACTTCTAAGCCAGCAGGACCAGGCAAGGTAGTACCATCAATGATGCCAGCAGGTCGTCGCGGTAACGCGGTAAAAAAGGGATAAAGTAATTTTACTTAACGGAGGTGCTGGGCGTGGATAATAACAACGATGTTCCACGTCCAGTACACTTCGCAGATTTTTTAGTAGCACTTTCAGGTTTCGTACATAACATAGCAAGTTCTGTACATACATTTACTGAAGAAGTAATGGAGATAGCAATATACAATGCTAATCGCCAATCTAAAGTAAATAAAGTATGGGAACAATTTTCAAACGATTTAGAAACAATAGAGGAGGATACCGATGGTAGATAGCCCATTACAAATTGGCGGTCCAGGAAAGTTCTCCGTACGTGAAGATTTACCACCGTCACAAAACTACGGTGATCGCAAGGCAATGGCAGAAGATATTGCAGGTGCTCCAACTACTGCTAAGCCTTCTGCAACTCCAGCACCCGCTGCTGATATTCGCGCCGCTGCTGCAAACCAAGAAAAATTAACTCCACTATTTGCTGACTCAGCCCGTCCAGGTGAAGACATTATGGCAGGCAATAGATTAGGACCTGGTCCTGGACCAGAGATACTAGGTATGAGGCCACAGCAGGAATCTTTATCTCAGATCCTTGCAACAATGCTTCCCTACGATACTAATGGAGAAATCGCAGCTCTCTACGAGCAAGCTCAATCCAGAGGACTTTAATGGGTCAGAACCTTAATAAAGGAAACATTTACCAAGCTGCACAACAGGCTGGTCTTAATCCATCTCAGAAGAATCAGATCAATGCGCTATCTGATATGTACTCAACGCACGTACAGCTTTCTAATCTACCTGCACAGGTGGGTGCGTATCAGTTCTCACAATTAAATCCTGATAAGCAAAAGAAGATGGCAGAGTTCTTCGGTGGTGAAGACGATCAATCACCACGTCGTGGTTGGATTGGTCAAGCTGCTTATATTATTTCACGTCCTGTTGTTGAGCCAGTTAAAGCAATCTTTAATGCAGCTAACTGGGCATCAGATCAAGTAACACGTACTTACCGTACTGGTGTTATCGCTGGCACACAAGGCATAGACCTTGCAGATGCTTGGAAGAAGTCTGGCGCTAATGGCGAAATGGTATTTGATCCAGGTCGTATTCAAAAGGCAATGACTACATACGGTCAAGATTACGTATACGTTGCACAACAAATTTCTGCTGGTATTCCATTGCCTAAGATTCTTGCTACAGCACAGAATCCAAATCAAAAAGCATTAGTCTCCAAGGCATCACAGCCTGGTGGAGATAACCTAATGAACGAGGTAGTAGCAAAGGTTAATGCTGCTAAGTACTCACCAGGTCGCCAGCTCGCTAACGCTTTTCTTCCAAGAGACCTTGAAGGTAAGAGTGGTTTATACACTTGGATCTCAGGTACAACAGATGCAGCTTTCCGTATCATTGCAGACCCAACACTTCTTCTTGGTAAAGCTAACAAGGCATACCAAGCATCTAACTATGCGCTAAAGAACACAATTGGCACAGCAGAAAAAGTAGAAAATGCTTTTGCTAAGCCTGGTGTTGCTCGCTTCTGGGATGATTACACAAAGACTCTGACGCAATATCGTGACGCACGTCGCGCTGGAGATCAGTTAGCAGTTGGAGAATCTCTTGGTCGCCTTCGTCGCTTGAATCCAGCCTTTGGTCCTAACGGTGTTGACTCAGAACTTATTAAATTTGCTGACCAAGACTTCGGTGGCATCCTTGATGGCAATACAGCCAAGGCATTTCTATCAAATGCAGAGCGTATTGAGCCGATATTCTATGGGCAACCAGGATTCCAAGTAAAGATTATGCCTCGCTTGAGTCCTGTTCGTCGCGCAGTGCTTGATTCTTACACAAAAGCAGATCGTAAGTTTAATCTTAACGAAGACAGTGCAAACTTTTTACGCAATATCGCCTTTGATGAGGCAGATATCCGTGGCGTTACCACACAGCAGGCTGCAATTGAGTCACTTGCTGGTCGTCCAGGTGAGACTGCTATTCAAGCAGGTATACGTACCGCTGCACGTTTGAATAAGTCTGAAGAAAAGTACAATAAGTTCTCTATCTACGGCATTAACAAGCGTTTAGATAACCTCACCCGCAAGTTTGCGTTGATTCCAGATATGGCAGAACTTGGAAACCACACATCTCCAAAGGCTCACATTGCTTTTGAGCGTTATGCACGTTTTGTCTACGGTCGTTACGGCGCACGTATCCTTGGTGATGCCTACCAATCAGGCAATGTAGCCCAACGTCGTGAGATGTTTACAGGTTTACAGTCTGCAGTAGGTGAAGTACGTGGACTTCGTGGTACAGCAGGTGGTCGCAGACTCCTAGATACACTAGGAACTGTAGGACGTGATGCTGTTTACACCAATCGTGTGTTTGATGACGCTAATCCAGATGGAATTATCCCATCACAGATTGATGGCTTTGACTCAGCAGCCTATGTTTATCAACTCAATGACCGTTCTGCCTTTATTACTCCACAGCAACTAGATCGCTTTGCAGCACGTGATGGAGTTATCAGTTCTGTCTGGGGTGCTCAGTACTCAAAGGCAGCAGATGATGCTATTAGCACATTCGTTACAGGTACTTTGGCAGGTCCACGCTTTCCAGTTCGTAACGCTTTAGAAGATTATCTTTTCTATCTTTCCAATGGAAAGGGCTTCATTAGATCTGCTGGATCTGTAGTCAGATCCCGTCGTCTTGCTACAAAGATACGTACAACAGAGGATGAATTAGCTCTGGGTATGTTCAATCGCTACGCAAAAGCCAAGGATAAAGAAATGGTCCTAGGCAAGTTCAGAGATATTCAGAACGGCGTTAAGCGTGAACTTGTTGAGGGCAAGGAAGTCATAACAGTAGGTGCTTTCAAGAACTCCGCAGAGAAAGAGTTAGCAAAGCGCAAGTTACTTGCTGAAGTATTGCTACGCGATAAGTTTAATGACGCACAGATTGGCAAGTTTGGTAAGGACTTTGACCAGTTTACATATGAGTTTGCAATGCACGGAGACTTTGAGAATTTACTAAGGTCTGCTAGTGAAGGTGCATATAACCTTAACGCAGGCAATGACTTCTTCTCACGTTCTACTAAACTAAGCCGTAAGCAAGGCAGAGTTGTAGATTTTTCAATTGATGGTGAAGACTATGCCCGTCAATATGGTTCTTTTGTGCAGCTAAGCCCAGTAGATCAAGAAGGAAAGCTCGCTTGGGCATTCCAGATTGTTGCCAAAGGCAACGATGAAATTGGCTCAGAGGGTATGAAATTACTCAAGCAGTTCGGCAATGACCGTGCTGGCTTCGTTGCAGCTTTATCTAAGCATATTGATACAGATGTTTTGCCTAAGCACAGACAAAGTTTTGATCGTTACATTGATGAGACATACACATCTAACCAACACGCAGGGGTAATCTATGATGACCTCAAGGCTTTGTTTGGGCGAGCAGATGGTTCTATCAATGATGAATTACTGGGCAGAATTGTTCAGGCAGATGAAGCAGGAAACCTTGCTACTAAGTTAGATGACTTCTCTCTTGAGTGGCTTCCAACTAAACGTGCAGACCTGCCTCAATCAATCACAGGTCCTAGATTTATACCAGCAACACAATCTGCAAACATTATCTCAGACCTTAATACCCGCATATGGGACTGGCTGGGAGATGCTAACGCACGTTTATCACGTGACCAGATTGTTATTGACGCAGCCTTTAACATCCGTAAAGAGCTACAGCCATATCTAGAGGACTTAACAGCTAAGGTTGGCAAGGACGAGGCAACTCGTCGCGTAGTTGAGATGTCAGAAAAGCTTGCAGTTGAGCGAGTACTAGCATTCGTGGATAACCCAGATGTGCGTACACAGATGGCTTGGTCTATGCGTAACTTTGCACGTTTCTATCGTGCTACAGAAGATGCTTACCGCCGTCTATATCGTACAGTTCGTTACAACCCAGAGGCTTTGCGTAAGATTGCATTGACCTATGAAGGCGTAACACATACAGGTTTTGTACAGCGTGATGACCAAGGCGAGGCATACTTCGTCTATCCAGGTGTAGCACCTGTCTATGCAGCGGTTAATAAGGCGCTAAGCGTCTTTGGATTAGGCGATAAGTTCGTATCTCCAATGCCATTGCAGTTCGGATCTTCACTTCGAATGCTGACACCATCTGCAAACACAGAGTCTTGGTTGCCAACATTTAGCGGTCCAATCGCTGGCGTATCACTAAAGACAATTTACAATACAGCAGGTCTATTCTCTGAATCAGATATTCCGATTCTTTCGATGCTTGCTAAGGAAGTAAAAGCAACAGAGCAGTACACACTTGGTTCCATCGGACAGAGTCAATCAATCTTCCAAGCAGCATTGCCTGGACACGTTAACCGTCTTATCTCAGCACTTGACCAAGATGAACGAGATTCACAGTACGCATCCGCATACCGCAAAGCTGTTACATACCTAGAAGCAGGTGGACATACTCCATCTGCGACAGCAACTCCTGGTGAGTTAGCTGAGTATCAGAAGCAGTTACGTGCAACTATCAGCGGTATTTTGCTAACACGCTTTGCTCTAGGGTTTATTGCACCTGCATCACCAACAACATCACTTAAGTCAGATATGGCTGAGTGGGTTCGTGAGAATGGAAGTATGAACTTCAAGCAGGCATTCTCAAAGCTTATTGAAGAGTATCAAGACACTACAGATCCTGTAGGTAATGCTATGGCTGACTGGACTAAGTACTTTCCAAACCAAGTGCCATACGTTCTTAATGAATCTGACCCAGTGTTCCAAGCAAACTTTAAGACAAGCAACGCAGCAGCAAACTGGGTTGATGGTAACCAAGATCTTATTAAGGCATACCCAGAGGGTGCAGCCTTCTTGATTCCACAGAGTGGAACCTTTAGTTGGGAGGCATACCAGTTCCTTAAGGACAATGGCTACCGCGAGAGCAAACTCGTTGGTGACTTCCTACAGGAAACAATGGTTGCTAAGTCTAAGTACTTCTTCTACCAGGAGCGTGACCGCTACGAACAGGCTTTAGAGTCTGCAGCAACTGACTCAGAACGTGCTCGCATCAACGATGTATGGAGCGCTTGGTCAAAGGAATTTAAGTCTACACGTCCATTGCTGCAGCAAGAGTTTGCAGATTCTGCTGGTAACAATGTCAAGCGTATGGCTGCATATGACGATCTAAAGCGTATGCTATCTGAAACAAAGATTAGCAACCCAGCCACTAACTCTATTCGTAAGATGGTTGCTATCTATGAAGAGTATCTCAGTGCCAAAGACAACGTCTATAACTCACGCAGTGAGCGTGACGTTAAGGCAAGAGAAGGTATTCGTGAATCAACACTTGCACAACTAAAGGCAATTGCACAAACAAATCCAAACGCTAGCGGAGTATTTACAATTCTGTTTAGCAATTTCTTGAGGGAGAACTAAGATGTCAGGTCTAGGTTTAACTGGCGCTAATTACGGTGCTGGCACTGGTGGTGCTGGTAGTCTTATCACTTCTTCAACACCTATGCCAGCAGGTGGTCAATTTGGTCCATTAAAAGGTGGATATAAACCAGGAGTCTCTACACGTACTGAGGCAACTGAAGCGCAGTTAACAGCACAGTATGGCGCTATGACGGATATTGTACGCAAGGCTACAGCTCAAAAACTTAAGAGCGCTGGATATAAAGTACCTGTTACTGGCAGATACAACGCAGCGGTACGCGAAGCATTCTTAGACGCATCACGAAGGTTTAGTGATGAAATAAACACGCTTCGTGTGAATGACCCACAACGTCTCAATACTGGAAAATTCGATTTAGATACATACCTTGCAGACCTTGCTTTTACTAGAGCAGGTACAGCAACAGGCGATGGAGTTCCAAAGCCATACATCCAAGAAAGGCAATCTACTAAAGCATCAATCCGTAAGGGTGCAACTGCAGCAGCGGAAGTTCTTCTTGGTCGAGGATTGTCAGAAGAGCAGTTTAACGAAATTTACAAGAAGGCTGTTGAACGCGAAAAGGCTATGCCAGTAGTAACCAAATATGCAAAAACAAAGAGTGGTGCAACCAAGGCCACAACTACAGGCGGTGCTGACACAGAAGAGTTCTTGTATCAGGAAATTGCTAAGACAGATGAAGCCAAGCAGAATAAAATCTTTGGTCTCTACGATGCTTTCAAGACGGCGATAGGTGTTAAGTAATGGCGTATAAGGCATCAGATTATCCACAGGTAAAACGTGCAGCAGAAGCCTACGATGTAGCCAAAGCCGCACGTCTTAAGGCACAACGTGCTTTTGATGAAACATCAACTAAATCTCCTAACTATGCCAAAGTAAAGGCTGCTCTTGCCACAGCAAAGGCTGCAGAAGCTACAAAACTCAAGGCATACAGGTCTGCTAATGATGCAGCCAAGGCTGATTACAATAGACAAGCAACAGCAACCAAGTCAACGGCTGATTCCAAATCTGCTCAAGCAATGATTAAATCTCTTAATGAGCAAATACAAAAGGCTAAAGACTCAGGGCAAAGTACCACAGCACTTGAAGCGCAACTAAAAGCAAGTCAAAAGAAACTTGCTGATGCTCTTGCTGCTAAAAAAGCAGCGACTACAGACAACCGTCCTATAGGTGTGCCAGCAGGTGCTAAACTCAACTCAGTCACAGGTCAATGGACTTTAGACGGAAAAACTTGGGACAAGAATGGTAAAGAAGTAAAGGTTACTGCTGAGCAGTACACAGTTAAAGACGGCCTTACTTATTTGAATGGTAAACCATTCTCTGGAACCAGAGCTGGAAAAACTTACAAAGATGGCAAGGTTGTAACTGCTGGAACTAAAACTGATGAAACAGAAACAGAACTACCAACAGAAGTTTATACAGTTACAGATGGTGTTACTTACCTTAATGGAAAATTATTCTCTGGAACTAGAGATGGTAAGACATACAAAGATGGCAAGGTCGTAGGTGAGGGAGCAGTAAAAACTGATACTGCCGCTACCGATACTGCCGCAACTACTGAAACAGATTTTGCTAAAGTCTTTGCTGGTGCCGAAAAGAACTACGGCGCTATTGATGAAATCTTCAAGAGTAATGATGAACTTAAAGCACTTCTTATCAAGGCTTTGGGCAAAGTTGATGACCCTCTGGATGACCTTACAGTTAACCAGTTTACAAACCTTCTTGAAAATACAAACTGGTTTAAGACGAATGCTGGACCAATTCGTCAACGTGGATTCTACAAGCGTCAATACGATTCTCTTGTCTCCAAGTTAAAGACAGAAGACCCTGATTACCAAAAGAAACTTGTTGAATTAGACAAGACATCTGAGTATGGTCGTGGTCTTGCAAAGGTAATCCAGACTCTCAAAGAAGAGGCTATTAGCCAAGGCAAAGAACTAGATGACACAACTGCTCGTGCTCTTGCAATGGATATCTATGACTATGCTAACGAAGCAGATACGGTAAAGATTCGCAAGGCCGTCACAGGTGCTGGTAAGTTTGGAACAGCAACAGTAGGTGGAGAAGCGGGTACAGCGCTACAAACTCTACGTCGTGTAGCCCAGAACAACGGCTTTGATCTTGATGTAGATTTTGCAGACCAGAAGGACACTTGGCTAAACTCTATTCTTAATGGAGAGAGTGTAGACAAGTTCTCATCTCTGATTCGTCAAAGAGCAGGACAGAGCCAAGGCAAGTTTGTTCAGGACTTGCTTAAGAACGGCTATGACCTTAACGGGGTATACGGCAACTACATTAACTTGATGTCTCAGTACTTTGATATTCCTGCAAGCAGTATTAAGCCTAATGATCCACTACTTGCAAAGGTATTTACCGATGCAGGTGGTATGAAGTTTGCAGACTTTGAGGCATTGCTTCGTACAGATGCACGTTTCAAGGGAACTAAGCAAGCAGGTCAAACACGTGATATCCGTCAGTCAATTGCAGACCGTGCTCTTGCACTAGGTGTAACACTTGGCGAAGATGAGATTGATGATGTAGTCAACAACGCTTTATCTATGGGAGTTAGTGCTAGTTCATCTCTAGTGGATGGACTCATCCGTGCAAAGTTCTCATACGCACCAGGCAAGGTTCTAGGCGGTGCAGCAGGTGGTGCTCTTGCATCATTGAAGGCAACAGCAGCAGCTAATGGCCTTGACTTTGACAAGCAGTTTGGAACTCAAGCGCAGACTTGGCTCTCAAAGATTCTTCAGGGTGAATCACCAGATACTTTCAAGAATGTTATTCGTCAGACAGCAAAGTTAGGTCTGCCTGAAAAGGTTGGCTCATTGCTAGATCTTGGCGTTGACCTAGAAACTATCTACTCACCATACAAGAATGTTATGTCTTCAGTACTTGAGATTAACCCACAGACTATTGGACTAGATGACAAGACATTGCGTTCTGCTATCGGTCCTGATAAGGAAATGACTATCTACGATTGGGAACGTGCATTGCGTAAGGACCCACGCTGGCAGTACACAAATAATGCTCGTCAAGAAGTATCAGGTATCGGACTTAATGTTCTACAACAGTTAGGATTCCAGGGATAAACAATGGCTGATAGTATCTATATTAACTTAAACGATCCTGAGCAAAACAAACAATTTGTGCAAATGGGTGGAGCATCAGAGTATGCTCTTACTCTTGGTGATGTCATTGATCCAGCAACAGGTAAAGTGGTCGGTTCTGGAGCTGGTGGCGCAGGCTCCAAAGCAATTAAATGGAACAAGACTGGCGGAGTCGGCGGAGATTTGCTTCCAGAAAATGTTCGCGCAGCAGTCTATGGTGTGGATTCAACTGGAAAAGCTAACTCACCCAAAGATGCTTTTTATGATCCATTTACTAACGTCACTGGATATGCTTATGATCCAACATCTGGAGCGTTAATTCTTCGTACAGGAGAAGGTGGTTCAGCATATATTGGTGCTAGTTATACTCAAGATGCTGCGGGCAATTTTATTCCCAAAACAGCTTCTTCTGGTTCTTCTGGCGGTGGTGGCGGTGGTGGCGGTGGCGGCGGCGGTGGCGGCGGTGGCGCCTTACCTGATGGCGCGACGATTGTTAGCACCTATTCAGACCCAACAACTGGTGATGTAACAGCGGTACTTTCAAATGGAAGTACTAGAGTTCTTGCAAAAAGTGGAGCACAAGAAGCACAAAGAAAGTCTGCATATGATTTGCTATATCAGCAATTTAATGACTTAGGTATTGGCGCCCTAGTACCAGAACTTAAGACCTTTATTGAAGAGGGTATCTCTGGTCCAGAGTTTACGCTTCGTTTGCGTCAGACAGATGCGTACAAGAAGCGTTTTGCAGCCAATGCTCAACGTGTAGCCAAAGGTCTTCGTGCTTTGTCAGAGGCAGAGTACATTGGAAAAGAAGACGCTTATCAGGATATTATGCGACGCTATGGATTGCCAGAGTCTTACTACACACGTGGTGAGATGGGCCGCCAAGAAGGATTTGAAAAACTAATTGCAGGAGATGTCAGCGACGTGGAATTAGAAGATCGTATCTCTACTGCACAAAGGCGTGTTATCAATGCCAACCCAGAGGTAGCTCAAGCCCTTAAGACGTTCTATCCAGGTATCTCTCAAGGCGACATCTTGGCTTATACACTCGACCCAACTAAGGCTATCGAAGATATCAAGCGCAAGGTAACAGCAGCAGAAATTGGTGGATCAGCAGCACGCTTTGGTTTAACTACCAATGTTTCAGATGCTGAATACCTACGAAACTATGGTGTGACAAAGGAACAAGCAGACCAAGGTTACGCAACTATTTCAGGTGGACTACAACGTGGTTCACAACTTGCCTCAATGTATGGCGAGAGTCCATACACTCAAGCAACTGCAGAGCAAGAAATCTTTAATGTACCTGGCGCAGCAGAAGCACGTAAGCAGCGTCAAAAGATTACTGGACTAGAGAAGGCTACATTCAGTGGTCAATCTGGACTAAGCCAAGGAGCATTGGTGCGAGATCGCGCTGGCGCTTACTAAATAAAAAGCCTGCCAATGGGATGACTGGTCCATTGGAGCGACAATAAAACCAGTAGCAAGAGCCATACCACCCGCCCCAAGGTGACTATGAGGCTTGCGTCAATCTAACAAAGAATGGGAGAAGGACCTATGTCCAACTATGACTACGAGGATGATGACTTCGATATGGAAGACACCAGCAATGATCTCGTAAAACAACTGCGCAAGGCTACTAAGCAAAAGGATAAGGAACTGGCTGAACTAAAGGCACAGTTTGAAAATCTAAATAAAGCGCAAAGAGAACGAGCAATTAAAGATGCCCTCGAAAGTCGTGGGGTAAATAGCAAAATTGCTTCATTTATCCCGCAGGACATTGACCCAACTGAGGAGTCCGTGTCTAAATGGCTTGCAGACTATGCCGATGTATTCGGTATTGATGTCGGCCAAAACCAGGCAACACCTAATGTAGATCCAGCTCAGGCTGCTGCATATAAGCGTATGACCAATGCTGTCGAATCAGGATCATCTCCTGAACATAATGACAATATTATGCAGAAGCTTATGAATGCAAACAGTCGTGAAGAATTGGATGAAGTCATTAGATTGTCTGGACTCTAATCCGATCCTAAAACAGAAAGGCTAGACCACAAATGGCTATCCCAACAGGTACCCCTACCACCACGTCTAGCATCAGCAACCTCGTACAAGCAGCATACGATCAGTATGTAAGAATGGCACTACGTTCCATTCCTGTTATGCGTTCACTTGCAGATGTTAAGCCAGTGCAACAGGCAATGCCAGGATCATCAGTTGTATTCTCAATCTATTCAGATTTGGCTCAGGCTACATCTACATTGACAGAATCATCAGATGTTTCAAGCATTGCACTAGGTAACCCATCACAGGTTACAGTAACACTGAACGAATACGGTTCAGCAGTTACAACAACAAAGAAGCTAAACCTAACTTCTTTCAACGATGTTGATTCAGCACTTGCTGACATCATCGCATACAACGCAGCAGATTCTATTG